CGGGTTCGCTACGGGGCCGTCGAGGCGCAGTACCGGATAGGCGGGCGAGGCGCCGTCGTTCACCGCGGTGATGCGGCCCGAGGTACCCGCGCTGCCGTAGACACGCCCGGTGCCCGCCGGCCGCGACGACACCGACGCGTTCGCCGCGCCCTCCCACGTGCCGCCCCACGCGCCGTCGAAGTACGGTGCGAGAGCAGCGCCGCCGACGTGCGCCATGGCCGCGTCAGCCCACCATGTGGCGGCGCCCGCCGCCGAGGTGGTGGCCACCGCCGACACGCGGTCGACGGTCTGCCCGGCCGCCACGGTGTACGAGCCGGAGACGCGGGCCCACGACCCCGGTACGGCCTGCGCGAGGACCGACACCGTGTTGATGGTGGTGGTCCCGTTGCGCCACCACAGTTCCAGCGCGGCAATGCCGGTCGCCGGGATCTTCACGTACACGCCGAACCGGACCGTCTGCCCGGCCAGCACGGCTTCCATGTTCCACGTCGTTCCGCCCTGCGAACTGGCGAGGGAGATCGCGTGCTGCGTCGACCACTGCCCGATCCACGACTCGGTGTTCACCCTGCTGCGGGTGTTGTTGGCGCCAAAGTTCGTCGTCTCGGTGGTGAACGTGTCCTCGGTGGACGGATTGAGCACCAGGTTGCGGACCGCGGCCCCCGCCCCGGCGTACACCAGCGGGTACGTCCGGCCGGCCGCAGGGCTGTACGCGGTGGTGCTCGCGCTCTTCTCCTCCAGCCCATACAGGTACGGGTCGGGGCAGTAGAACTCCAGCGCGGCGTCACCGATTCGCCACAGGTACTCGGCGTCGTAGGGGATGTTGCGCTTGCGGACCTTGGCGTAGACGAGGATGCCCTGATCGAGGAACAGGAGCGGCGCGGGCTGACGCTGCGGCTGCGTGGCGTTCCGCAGGGCGAGGCTCAGCGCCCGCAGGTCATCGGGGCTGTCCCCCCGCAGCCCAAGCTTTATCGGGATCGTCCGGGCCGTGGTGTAGTCGGGTCCGCTGTAGTCGCCGTGCTGGCCGGGCCGCTCTATGTCCTCGCTGCGGATGTCCGGCAGATCATCGACGCCATCGATGCCGGAGACGGCGTACTTACTGCCAGGGCCGAACATCAGGTCGCCCCACTGCACGCGGCCGATTCGCTGCTGCACCACGGCTCATCCCCTCCCCACGAGACCGAGCCACGACAGCTCACGCACGATGCCCTGCGGCGTGGCGTCGGAGCCGTAGAGGTTGATCGTGTAGTTGCGGTCTCCGCCGCCGCTGGTCGCGTACACCGCGGACAGCTGCGAGGGCGTGGGCGTGCCAGCGATGGCGCCGCTCACCCCCGAGGCGACGTCGAGGGCGGCCCCGGCCATGCGCTGAGCAGCAGCCCGCACGCGGCCGACGCTGGCCAACAGGCCCCCTTCCAGACCCGCGCCGTCCATCTCGCCAATCCACCGGAACTCACGCGACGGCGACCGTGTCTTGTGGGCCTTCTTCACCGTGTTCAACATCCCTTGGGCGATGCGCTTCATCTGCGCTTCGATCGCTGCCTCTTGGCTCTTCAGCCCGGCGACGAGGCCCTTGGCCGCGTTGATGCCTGCGAGGTACAGGGCGTCGCCCACGGTGTTGCCAGTCGCCGTCGCCGACTTGGCGAGCTGCGACTGAAGGTCATTGATCTTCTTCAGCTCGGCGGGCGTCGCCCTCGCGAGCGCCGCGGCCGTTGCCCCGCCCGCCTCGACTCCGGCGTCGGCGATCTGCTGCAACAGGTCGGACCGGAGTCCCGCCTTACGCAGCTTCGCGATGTTGGCCTGAAACGCGGTCGTCGCCTTGAGTGCCTGCTGGAGCCCGACCGTGATCGCAGAGACACTGTTGACGTCCGCGTGGCCGGTCGTGATGTCGGCCTCGTCGAGGATGCCCTTGGTGATGTCGCTCGCGGCCTTGCTCCGCGCCTTGACCAGGTCATCCAACTTCTTCTGTGCGGTGGCCAGCTTCTTCAGCACCGCGTCGCGGCGGGTGACCTGCTTCTCCAGCTCGGCCGTGGCACGCGCCAGCGTCTTACCGATGCCGGACCGAACGTTGGCCGGGAGCGCCTTCGTGATCGAGGCCAGCCGCGAGCGCAGCTTGGACGTGGTGTCGTTGATGCCCTTGATGAAACCCTCGATGAGCAGGCGGCCGGCCGGGGTCAGGATCTTGGCGTCCTTCGCCTTGGGGCCCTTCCAGTCCGGGAGCGAGGATGTGAGCCCGGACAGAATGTCCTGCACGTTGGGGATCATCGAGCGGATACCGCTGATCAGGCCCGAGATCAGGGACTGACCTGCGCTGTACAGGGTGCCGGCCATGTTGCCGAGCTGCTCACGGGCGATGCCGGGCACCCTGGCCATCTGTGCGGCGAGGTCGCGGATCATCCCGCGTACCGCGTCGAGGAGGCTGCTCGCCGCGGCGCGCCCCGACTGGCCGGTGCCGGACACGAAGTCGTTGAGGTAGGGGCGGACCTTGCCAGGCAGGGTGCTGAACGCCGAGACCTGCGACCTGATCATGCCGTTGATCGCGTCACGGCCGATCTCCGCCGCCGTACTGAAGTCGCCCTTCATGATGGCGAGGAACCCGCGGATTCCCGGAATGATGACCTGCTCAAGGAATTCCGCGAAGTCCTCAAGTACCGGAGTGAGGATCATGCTCCAGCCCTCGGCGGCCATTCGCACGACCGGGGCAATGTCGCGGATAACGTCCGCGAGTTCCTCCAGCAATGGCACCAGGAGCGGCAGCACTTCGCGGGCGATCTCGCCGAACAACTCGATAAGCGGCGTCGCCGCAAACAGGATCTCGCCGAACACGTCCGCGAGTTCGATCAGCACAGGGCCGAGTTCATCGAGGATGGGATCGAGCTGCTCGCCCAGCGTCCGGATGAGTTCCTGGATCGGGGGCGCCAGCTCCTCGATGACGGGGCCGATGATCCGCAGCGCCTCGCCGAGCAGCGGAGCCACGGTCTCGGCGAGCAGACCCATGGTGTCGAAGAGCGCGCCGAGTCCTTCCTGAACCTCGGGGCTGGCGAATGCGTTGTTCAGCTCGGCAGTGATTGTCTCCAGCGTGTCGAGGAGACCGCCGCCGTCACTCTGCGCCGCCTGGAAAATCGACCCGATAATCCCGCCGACATTCTCAGCCACATCGAAAAGCTGACGTACGAGATCGATGGCGCCCTCAATGGCCGCTTCCATCTCGCCCGACTCGAAAGCCTTCGTGAGTCGTTCGCTGATCTTCTCGGCCTGCTCGCCTGCCGCCTCGGTCAGCCGCTCGAAGCTGGGGCCGGCCGCCGCGCCGATCTGGCCCAGGCTCTTGACCACGATGCCCGGGATGCCACTGAGGTTGTGCAGGCCAGTGCTCGCCGACTTCAGCGCCTTGCCGAGCGTTCCATCCTGCGCCAATTCCCGCGCCGACCGAGACACTCCGACGGCCATGTCGTTGACGGCCTTGCCCGACGAGACGAGGTTCGCCCGCAGGATCGGCAGGACGCTGCTCCCCGTCCGCTCCAGCTCATCACCGAGCCCGCGGAACACCTCGTTCTGCACAGCCTGCTGCATGTCCCGCAGCGCCGGAGCCGCGTCCCGTACAGCGGTCGCGAACTTCGCCGCCTCGGGCGACAGCTTCTTCAGCGCCTCCTCGAACTCGGCCGCCTTCTCCGGATCGAGGGCGGCCGACAGGGCGTCGTCCATCCCGATCGCCGCCAGCTTGACGGCGCCGGATGCCAGCTGCACCGAGGCCAGCGCGGTCACACCGACGCCTGCCGCGGGCACGATGTTCGCCAGCGTCGTCACGACGGACGCGAGGATCGGCACGGCCGCCCCGATACCGGCCGTCGCCGCACCCACGCCGGTCAGCGCCCCGCCGGCCGCGCCCGCCACGGACGGGATCCGGCGCAGCAGGTTGACGAACCGGTTGGTCCGGTCCTCGTCTACGTCTACGTCGATATCGACGTCGGTGTCATCGACGCGGCGCGCAGCCGCCAGCAGTTCGTCCAGCTGCCGGTGCGCCTGCCGGGTCACGGCCTGCACGTTGACGTCGTAGTGGTCGTCCGTCAGCCGCTGGAGGTGCGGCGTCAGTTCGTCGATCCGGCGCAGCGCTTCATCGATCGGGATGTCGATGCCGATGCGCTGGTCAGACAGCCGCTGGAGTTCCCGGCGGACGCGGGCAAGGTCGCGGTCGACCTCGTCAGAGTTCGCGTCGATCGGGATGTCAGGGATGTTGGAGAGCAGGTCATCGAGCTGGCGCCGGATGCCGCCGCCGAGCGCCGCGCCAACGCTCGATCCCTGCCGGGAAGCGTCGGACACGGTGCCCTGCAAGCCGCTCAGGTTCACCGCGAGGTGCGAGACGAGATTCGGGAGGTCGATGTCGTCCGCCACGGGGTCACCTCCTCGGTCAGGCGCGGCGCATGGCGGCCATTCCCAGCAGGGAGGCGCCGTCAGCGGGTTCGGGTGTGCGGTCGCCGCCGGTCTGGTGGGCGGCCTGGTGCTGCTCGGCCAGCGTCAGCAGCTGGCAGACGGTCATGTCCCAGAAGGACTCGGGAGGAATGTGGAGGGCACCGACGGCGAGGTAGTAGAACTCAGCCCAGGGGAAACCGTCTCCACCGTCACCCCGGTCTTCTCGTCCGGGGCCTCGTCGTTTCCCAGGGTCTCCAGCGCCTTGCTGAACGCGGTCTCCCACGCCCTGACGTAGCCGCCGAGGTGGCCGGGGTGCAGCAGGTCGGCGAGGTCCGCGCCGTCCGTGCGCCGCCGGTACACGATGTCGCCTGCGATGCTGCGCTTGCCCTTGGCGTCCTGGTGCTCGCGGAAGTGGGGTTCGAACCCGCCGGGGCCGAGGCAGCCGGCGCCGAGCAGCTGCACGATGGGCCCGTAGGCGGCGCCGTTGCCGGTGGTGTCGATCGCGTTCTGCACCGCGGCCACGGAGCCGTAGCGAGCCTCCAGCAGGGCAATGGCGCGCATCGAGTAGCGCAGGCTCACTTCGGTGCCGTCGGTCAGCGCGATGGATGCGCCGCTCGCGAGCAGGTCAAGTCCTTGCGTCATGGTGGTGTCCCTTGGTCAGTGCCGGGGTTCGGCCTGCGGATGGGGAGGTGACCGGGACGGGCGCGCTGAGCGAGTGGACGCGCCCGTCCCGGAGTCTTAGGCGATCGCGACGGCGGTCTCGTTGATCGTCACGTCGATCCACTCGCCGTTGCTGATCAGGGGCACGGCGCGGGCCTCGATCTCGGGAGTCTTGTAGTCCTCCTCGGCGAGGCCGATGCCGGGGAAGCTGGCCATCACGCACTTCCACAGCGTGAAGTGGACGTCGCCGCCGATCAGGTCACCGCCGGATACAGGCGTGACGGCCTCCAGCTTGAACGGCAGCGGCTTGCTGTCCTTGGTCATCTTCCACACGCTCTTCTGCGCGGGCGTGGTGCCGGAGTCGGTGACCGTGCTGGACATGAGGGACTTGAGGACGTCGAGGGACAGCTTCGCGTGGGGGAAGCTGACGGTGACGTTGGAGATCGCGGCGTCCGAGTCCAGCAGGGTGTTGTCGCCTCGGAGTTCCTTTACCTCGACGTCGCCGGAGATCTCGACGGCCTTGATGCCGGGCACGTCGACGAGGGCGCCGTATACCGGGGCGCCGCCCTCGGGGTCGGAGGTGAGCGGCGCGATCTTCGCGTCCTGCACCGCGTACAGCTTCGTCACTCGGGAGATAGGCATCTCGGGTTCCTTCCTGGTGCCGGGGTCCGGCCCTTACGGGGTGAGGGGTGGGGTGTCGGCTGCGGGCTCGGGCACGGCGGCCACAGGGACGCCGGGCAGCGTGGGCGGGGGTCCGGCGTCCTGCGGCACGATCAGCCCGTCAACGGCCCACCAGGTGGTACCGGGCTGGTCGTCGTCCTGGTGCACGGCTACGGCGCCGTGCGTGATGGCCACGGCCTCGCCGACGAGAGCGACCGTCGAGCCGGGCGCGGCCGGCCAGTGCGGGCCTATCGCGGCGAGGGCCTCGTCACGCGGCGTCTCGGTGTACGTGATCCTCATGCCGGGATCACCTCGCTCCGCAGCAGCGTGCGATGCACGTTGACGGTGATCGAGTGCCGGACCTTGTTGTCGGCGA